TTGCAGGTGGTACATCATCAAATTCATACAACCAAGTAATATCTACCTTGATGTCTTTTTTGAATTTGTATGTGTGGTTAAGTCGGTCGTAGAGTTTTTTTCCACGTCGTACTACATCATAGTCATCACGATGTTCTTGTTCGTTTGTATCGACTTGTAGTGCGTTGGTAGGATACAGAATCTCTTCAGTTGTAGAGTCTGGTTTGAGCGTGTATTGGCGCTCCTGGTTGAACATCCAACCTTCACTTTGGACCTGCTTGTTAACTTCTCGCAGGGTGGTAAGCACGATAGCAACTTCAGGATTCTGAAGGTCAAGCGTGGTGACAGGAGCCTGTCCCACGGAGCTTAGGATTTGATTGACAGCATCCAGTTCGGTGGACGCAGCATAGGTGACAGGCATAGTAGTAATAATTAAAAAAAAGGGCTCCCGAAGGAACCCTTGTATAAGATCAAATAAAGATCAGAAAGCGGCAGGCTTGGTAGCGGTACCGGCAAACAGTTCCACGCAAGCAGCAGGGTTCAGGTAGTCAGCGCCCATGGCGAGACGACCCAAGATCACGTCACCCTGATAAATCACGGAGACGTCACCGCTGGTGACTTGGACTTGAGGTCCGATAGCTTCCACGCAAGCAGCACCTTCACGTTGGAAGATGAGGCCACAGGAGTTTGCGAATTCGGTTTCTTCACCGTACTCGTTGTTGATACCGGTGACATCAGCAGCGGCATCTTCAACAGCAGGAGACACGAACGAACCGGTGTTACCAGGATCGGTAGTACCAGGGTTCGTGGCAGAACCAGTACCGAACTTGGTACCGTACTGGCTAAAGAACGGAATGTTCATGGACTTGAAGATCTTGATACCGGCAATTTCGACGATACCTTGACCTTTCTGACGTGCAGTACCTTGCTCGTCACGGTTGACAAGACCGTTGTCACCGACCTGTTGGATCAGTGCATAGTACTGGCGAGGGTTCAGAACGCCAACACGGCCTTCCTGAGATACTCCTTTTTCGTCCATTGCAGCAGCAGCATCGTAAAATGCGTTAACCAGTGCAGTGGCGGAGTAAGCATCAGAAGCGTTGGTGGTAGAACCGACACGCACCTGTGTACCACCGGGCTCAACGAAGTTGGACTTGGTGATAGGAGAAGCAGCACGTGCACCACGAGCAACAGAACGGAAGATCAGACGGTCATACTTCTCTGCGAGAGCGTAACCGATTTTACGTGAGATCTCCGACCTCAGATCGTAGTGTGCGAGGGTCTCGTCGAGGTCGTAAACGAAAGCGCTGGAGATCAGCAGGTCGTCAACGGTGACGGTCTTCTCGGCCACCGGCGGCGCACCGTCGGAGTTACCGAGGATTGCGTTGCCAGGGGTATGGTACTCAGCCGTGGTACGACCGGTGTAGATGAACTGCATAGACTTACCGTTGGTAAGTGTACGCTTGGTTACGAGGTCGCGAGCGATAGCATTGTACTCGAAGCCTTTGAACATCTCGCCAGAGAAGAGCTTCAAATAAAGAGCGCGGGCGTCACCCGTAGAGTTAGACTGACCAGCCCGTGTTAGGCTAGTGGTCAGATCAGAAGATTGTTGTGCCATTATACAGGAGTAAGATTAAAATAGACTTGCTCCCAAACGTTTGGAAATTTTTATTGCAAATTTTTTGTGGTCTATCCCACCGTCTAGACGGTTAGAGGTATCGGCGTACCGGCTCCAACCAATGCAAGGGAGGTCCGACTCTGAGGTGCCTCCCAAGCTATTACAGAAGAGCTTTAAGACACTTCTTTTGTTTACGGCATTGCGGTTTCTTAGTTCCGCATTTACCACACCGTTTAAAAACCACCTCACCTGTAAAAGAAGAAGGTGTGTATGGAACTGGTGTGGCTTTTACGAGTGAACTTTGATGCGGCATGTTAATCAAGAACAGCTTTTTTGTAGGCTGTGCCACGGTAGCACAGTGCAACTTCTTTTTGTTCACGGAGCATTTTGTTATACTCTTTAATAATGAAGCGCTTTTCGAGATCAGACATAGTTCGTACAAGATAAAACCTAAGCCCCGTTCCATGCTCAGGTATTCATGCGTCTATGGTTGACTCAAGTACCATCTTAGTGAACTGTGTTTCCAAGAAATCAATATATTCTTGTTCTTGTGGGTGACCACCAGGCCACCTTTCTTTGTACAGTCTTAGTGCATCACGGATAATGCGTGCACCACCATCACATACTCGAATGTCAAACATAGATGAACGTACGAAGTGTTGTTATTTAGTAATTTTAGCGTTTAACTTAGCAAGTTCAGAGCGTAGTTTTCTCTCTGCATCACTGTCTCCAGCAATCGCAGCTTGTTGTATTTTCCTTTTGAGTTGCATACGTTTCGCTAAGAAAGCGTGAGAAGCAGGCATGATTATCCAATAGATGGAGATACGAGAGCAACAGGAGTAGAGCTAGCAGCAGCCAGGTCGAGGGGGAAGTTGTGAGCATTACGCTCATGCATAACCTCTAGGCCAAGATCAGCTCTGTTAAGAATATCAGCCCAGGTGTTGACTACTTGTCCTTGTTGGGTCTGGACACTTTGGTTAAAATTAAGGCCATTAAGATTGAAAGCCATAGTGCTAACACCCAGGCTTGTAAACCAAATGCCGACGACAGGCCAAGCGGCGAGGAAGAAGTGCAAGCTACGTGAGTTATTGAACGAAGCGTATTGGAAAATAAGACGTCCGAAATAACCATGAGCAGCCACGATGTTGTAGGTCTCTTCCTCTTGACCAAACTTGTAGCCGTAGTTCTGGCTTACGGTCTCCGTCGTTTCACGAACGATAGAAGAGGTGACAAGACTACCATGCATAGCTGAGAACAAAGCCCCACCAAATACGCCGGCAACACCAAGCATATGAAAAGGATGCATGAGAATATTGTGCTCAGCCTGAAATACCAGCATGAAGTTGAAGGTCCCTGATATACCAAGAGGCATTCCGTCAGAGAATGAACCTTGTCCAAAGGGGTAAACAAGAAAGACCGCAGACGCCGCTGCGACCGGAGCAGAGTATGCAACAAAGATCCAGGGCCTCATTCCGAGTCGGTAACTAAGTTCCCATTCGCGTCCCAAGTAAGAGAAGATACCGATAAGGAAGTGGAAGACAACCAGTTGGTAAGGTCCTCCGTTGTAGAGCCATTCGTCGAGACTTCCTGCTGCCCAGATTGGGTAGAGGTGGAGTCCGATTGCGTTACTGGAGGGGACGACGGCTCCTGAAATGATGTTGTTTCCATACAGGATGGAGCCTGCGACTGGTTCTCTGATTCCATCGATGTCTACAGGTGGTGCGCCGACGAAGGCGATAATGAAACAAGTTGTAGCAGTCAGCAAGGTCGGGATCATAAGGACACCAAACCAGCCAACATATAGACGGTTGTTAGTGGACGTCACCCACTGGCAGAACTCTTCCCAAGTAGAACGAGACTGCTTCTGTGAAATAATAGCGGTCATTAAAAGTGCAGTGTGTTATGTTTACTAGGTAAGTATTTGAGCACTTTAATGTAGCCCGCCCAAGGCTCACATCCAGTGGCGGGCTATATAAATCAGAAACTGTACTTCAGACCAGCTTTGGTTCCATAGCTGTTGGTTTCATCGAATGCACCCGACAGCTCACCGTACACAGAAAGCTTTTCTGTAGCAGCAACAGAGCCAAAGACCTTGGCAGTCAAAATGGTGTCCTGCTCACCACCGTCAGGAACGACGACGGAAGGACCACCTTGGACTCCCCAAGAACCGAGTGCACCGGAAGACTCATAACCAACATGAAAATCTGTGACATGGCCGGTGAAATCAGAGCCGGTAAATCCAGCATTGTTTTCGACGTTCACATACGGACCTGCCAGTGCGGGAGCAGCGGCAAGGAGGGTTGCGGGGAGGATAGCGAGAAATTTCATTAGATTAGAGTTAAGCTTTTTTAGCAGTTTTAGCGGAGCGTTTAAAGTTAGCAGCCGTGGGTGCTCCTTTAGACCCAGGCTTCCTCATTTTTTCACCAGACCCAGCAGCGATACGCTTGCGCTTGGCATGGATGTTTGCATACAAACCAGGTTTTTGTTTAGCCATTCAACATTTCCATTTACGTAGTGCAAGAGCTTTCCGTGTAGGACGACCCTTGCTGTCTTTCATTGGACCTTTGACACCAGACATTCTAGCGCAGAAGGAACGCTTGCGAGCGCCACCACCAGGTTGTGGAGCCTTGAGGTTGGACCCAGTTTCTCTATTGTATTTAGCACGGCCAGCAGCAGTCAAGCCACCGGATCGTGATTTGTGTTTGCCGATCTTGAGGCTGACTGACTTACGCTTAGCCATTATTTTTTAGTTCCTTTTTTAGGGGGACGGCCTTTCTTAGTGCCGTATGTTCCTTTACCTTGTGGCATTACCAGACTCCGGGAATAATTTGACCAGTGAGAGCATACGCACCAAGCGCAGCGATGACGCCGAGCATTGCAAGGCGGCCATTGAGCATTTCAGCTTTTTCGTTGTGTGTTTCGTACACGTCCATAATTTCCATAGGTGGTTCTTTTGCGTAGAGGTTCATACGACCTCCATCTTCAACAACAGCAGACATCAAAAATCAATATTAGAGTTAGCAAGTTTTTGCATGACCTCTTGCCGGTAGGCAGGGTCACGATCGTAGCGTGGATCATTCATATCACGTACAACCTCAGCTTGACTGCGGTAACCGTTACCGGATTGAGCTGGCTTGCCTTGGATCATGTTGTTTTCGTAGCCCACGTTGTCGTTGTATTGTGATTGGAGACCTCGCAGTGCAAGGTTAATAGCGGCAACATTGCCTGATTCAATAGCGTTGTCGAAAGCTTGTACTGTGTCAGCGTCTAGGTTGTCAGAAGCCCATGCAGTCATCTGCTGGTATTGGTTCTCTCCGCCTACACTGTTGTAGATAGAGGACACCTCTTGGTCGCTAAGCTCTCGACCTTCCTGAACAGGTACATCTTCTAGGGTGTTTTGATACCTAAGATACGCATCGACCAGGTCTTTACTATCCATGGCAGTAAGGTTTGCCAGCGACTCTTGGCTGATTTCACCGTCGTTTGCAAGTTCATCATCGATACCGTGAAACATTGAGATGATTTCGTCATCCTCTTCAGCAGGCGCTGCCTCTTGTTCAGGTTCTGACTGCTGCTCACCGGATCCAAGTTTTTGTTGAAGCTCAATGTAAGCTTTTTCTAGATCCTGAGCAGACTTGTATTTACCAGCAAGCAGTTGGTTTTGCTGGTCTTCCATAGCTTGACCAACAGCAAGAGTTTCTTTGTCTCTTTCTTCAGCCATTTGAATGGCTTGAGGGTCGTTGCTTGGATCGTAGGTAAGAAGTTCTGCCATGTGTTATTCGGGTGAAATAGCCTCAGCCAGCATAGCTTCAGCGTTAGGGTTCTTAGAAGGATCCATCATAGGACTCTTCAATAGTTGTGGTGCTTGCTGCAATGCTGCCATCTCTTGTTCTTGCTGTGCAGCTGCATCAGACTCAGCTTGACGGTCTTCAACACTCTTAACAAGGTTAAGAACATCGATGCCTTGTGCTGCTGCCAACCGTTTGATCGCTTCGTCAGCGTTGATAAATGTCAACAAAGCTTCAGGACCAAGGGTCTGGGCAATGGTTTGAATGAACGCAGTCAAGGACTCACGGTCTTGACCACGACCCAGTGCGTTGATACCAGCAATAATAGTTGGTGCAACCAGATCTTTAGGATACTTAGGTAGCTGTCCGCTTCTGGACAGCACCAGTAGTTTCCTGTTTAAGTAAGGGACCAGAAACTCTACGGTCAGCAAAGAGAAAAGACCGCCGAGCTGCTGTTCCAATTCAAGCTGAGTAAGGCGTACCTCTTCAGCAGTAGTGCGCTCAGACTGACGTACAGTCAAGACAAGGAACGCTTCAAGAATGCGACGTTCAAGAGTCTGCATCATCTGCAGAGCTGTAGAGAAGTCAGCAGTCTTACCAACTTGGATAACACCGATGTCTTCAGGCCGCCCTTGTACGATAGCTCCGTTGCCTGCCTGAGCAATGGTCTGTGGTTTAGTGGTAGAGGATGGGCTGACTACAAAGACCACCTTAGCGGCGCTTGCAGAGCCTTCTACCATAGCTTGTGATAGAGCGTTAAGTGACTTAAGGTCACCCAAAAATTCTTCAACACGGCCGCGACCATAGTTCTCACCATCAACAGAGTTGAACCGGAGTACTAACCAAGGGTTAGCATCCTTTGGTGCTTTGCCGTCAGTGTTTGGAATAACTTTATCAAAAGCCTCTTGATGCCAGACCCAACGATTGTTGTCTAACTTGACGTGTGTGTAAATTTCCACGTCATCAGCGCTAGAACCATAACGGGTACCAACACTTTGTTGTTGCTTAAGTTCTTGGAACTCCTTCGGC